GAGCCTCTAGTACCTCAAGTGCAGTTCCTTTACCTACACGTTCCCCAAACAGCTTTAACTGATCTTCAATTTTTTTAGCTTTACCTTTCCTATTGTACACTTCGTCAGCAAGACCCTGTAGAGCGCGGGTGCGTATATCTTCCACAAGCGCCTCTACATTTATTTTAGGATTCCCTGCTTTTGATATTCCTGCAGTAAGTCGGTTTGCCTGTCTTCCTATGTAATCTGTAACTACGTTGTAATTATTTATAAAAGTAGTGTTTGGATCAAACTCAGGAATACCAGAAATAATATCTATCATTTCTAGTTCATCAGTAGAGGGATCGTAAGTTTTTTTCTTGAGCCATCCTCTAGTAGATGTTGTTCCTTGACCAAAACCATCTAAAGGAGTCAGTGCTTTTTGAGTTAGCTCTTTACGTTTTCTAATAGTTTGTTGTGTCCCTGCTTCTTTGCTCCCCATCCCTAATTTTTCTAGAAAAGAGTCTTGCTTAGGAACTACAGGCTTTAATTTAGGCCCAGGCGCTACAAGCAACCCAACATCTATAAGTGCTTCTAGTTCTTTAGCTACTAACGCATACTCAGGATCGTCTGCCTTACGAGACAAGTGAGAAGACCAGCTTTGTTGTATTGTATTTAGAACTTCCTGAGCCATGTCAGTTTCGCTTACAAGCGTTGCTAATTTAATAACAGGTGTTAAGCGTTCTTTAGCTATGTCTGTAAGTCCCTGCACATTTCTAGATACAGCTTCCTCTACAATATCAGGAGTTATGTCCTTTGCAGCCCCCATAAGCAGCCGGCCAGTCCCGCCAGCAATTTCTGAAGCAATCCTAAATACTCCAGGCGTCTGGCCTAGTGCTTTTTCTTCAGGAGTTCCTGCAAGCCCAGCTAAACGCTCTCCTGTAACTTGAGCAGCTTTTGTTAACTCAGGGAACATACCTGGATCAGTAAGCTGCTCGTCTTTCTCCTCCATAGAAGCTAACACAGCGGCTATTTCATTTGCAGCCCTATTGTTTCCATCAGCAACTGCTTCTCTAAAGCCTTCTATTAACTCTTCTCTTGTGTATTGGACTTCAGCCATATCTTAGCTCCCTGTTTACCGATTAAGGTAGCGTAGCGCGTCGGCACTGAGCGGCTCTTGCTTCCCTGCTGGCGCTGCAACAGGAGTTTTTCTTGTAAATTGGAAAACCCCCGCTGCTTCTGGAGTCATGTACTCCTTTTCAGTAAGGTAATCAATCAACTCGTTTCTGTTATTTGCAGCTTGAGTAGCGTACTTACGTTCTATCTCAAGTAATCTTTGAAGTGTTTCCATTTCAAAAGTAGCTTTACCTGCTTGTTGCAATGCAAAATCGCGGTCAGCATCAGACAAGCCCGTACCCGCACCGTATGCTTGAATAATGTCGGCAACTCTACTAAAGCGCTGTAGGGTAAACTGCTGAGTAACTGATGCGCTTGTCGCGTCAAAACCAAATAAAGCACCTATTTGCTCGGCAGTAACTAAGGCATCTGCTGCTATACCAGTAAACATTTCACCAGAGTCCAGTAGTCGCTGAGACTCTGCATTAGTTCTTA